TCGCGCAGTTCGGAGAGCACCATGGCGGCGCGGGTGGCTGCCTGGCCTCGGGCGATAGCGGCGGTATCCGTGCCGGGGCAACTGACGGCGGCGGCGAGCCTGCCGCCTTGGTCGCGCAGCCGCTGGCCAGCAGCATCGGCGCCAGCAGCGCCAGAATCAGCAGTCGTTCTTTTTTCCTGGGCATGGGCTCTCGCCTCCTCCTGCGCCGTGGCGCGTCGTTGTTCTTCTTGGCGTGCCGACCGCTCGCCGATCACCTCGGCCAACCGGTCACCGCTATCTCGTTGCGCTGATGCCTGTCCGGCTTTCGCTCGCTCGACCGAGAGGCCTTGCTGGTATGCCGCCCAGTGGGATCCCAGCAGCACAACAACCGCCGCTATGGCCCACGCCTTCATGCCAGCGCCCTCCGCACGCCTTCGTCGATCACCTCTGCCTTGTACGGATTGCCGCCGTTCTCATGGACGATGATGCCGATCACGGCTTCGCGCAGCACCTGCGGCCTGGAGATGTCGATGGAGTCGCGCACGCCAACACCCAGGCGCTTGGCGATGGCCTGGGCGTAGGCCTGAGTATCATTCTCGCTGGACGGCGCCCAGCGGCTGATGAACTCCAACGGGGTGTCGATGCCTGGGCGGCCAACCCCGGGCATACCATCCTTGCCCCGATAGTTCAGCAGCAGCTTGCCCAAGGCCCGGATGCCATTCTCCGCCTGGTCGAAGCGGGCAAAGCGTGGCTTGGCAACGCCGGCCTCCAGGCCGAGCTGGCCCTGCCAGGCATTACGCGGGTTGAAATCGATGTTGCCAGGGTTATTGTTGCGGATGCCGCGTGCGGTCATGGGTTTTCTCCAGGCAAAAAAATACCGGCTCTGGGCCGGTTGTGTTCGAAAGGCAGGTGATTGTTCAGCCGGATCACGCCGGCGGCGCGGGCCAATCAATGTCGTTGGGGTAGCCTTCCTGGTCAGGTAAGCGGCTCAGCGCCACACGGTAGCGTTTCCAGTCGATCAGCAGAGCGGCCTCAGCTTCGGTGGCCTCGTCAAGCTCAACGGCATCCTGCAGCGGGGCAATCGCTGCATCGGCCACGGCGCGCCGCTGCGCCTGTTCAGAAACCACAGTGGCCAACAGCTGCTCAGCGGCGGCTTGAGCCTTGGCCTCGGCGGTGATGACCTGCGACCAGTCGATTACACCGGCAGCTGCGGACAAGCGATCGCCCAGTTCCAGGCCGGGCAACTGCACCTGCCCGTCAGCCGGATAAAGGTCGACCGGGAAGCGCGCCCCCTGCGGCGCATCGGCATCGTGAGGCAGCATCAGGGTCAGCACCAGGTCGCCGTTGATACGCTCCACAGGGGCAATCACGAAGTTGCAGCCTACGGCCTCGGCCGGCAGGGTCGCGCCGTCGGGCAGGCGGGAGAAGTCTAGGGCTACCCCGTTCACCTCCAGAATGTCGCCAGTCTTCGCAACCGAGAGGTGGATATCAGAACGAACCGGGGAAAGCTTGAGAATCATTAGAACCACCTCCCTACAGCTAGGGCAGAAATTTGGACTGCAGTGCCTACGGCCCGGGACACCATATCGAAACCTCGCAGTGTGGCTGTCGAACCGCTCGGTGTGCCTGCGAGAGCCGCCCAGTTTGCAGCAGAGCCCCATCGGAAAGATCCTGGAGTTACCACTGGCACGCCTGAGAATGCCGCAGGGAACGACCAGGTTCGCGTCCCTTGATACACTCCGCCGGCATATACAGTATCAATAGCCTGGTCGGTAACAACGATGCTCATCCAGCATTCCATGGTCCCGTCGGCATACTTCGTGTACTCACCATTGGCATTGCTACCGCGCTCAATGATGGCTCCCGTTGGTACGCCACCACTCTGGCTGACATTGCCAGCGATGTCGGCTACGGCCGCCTTCTTCAGGCCCAGTCCGGTGCGAGCATCTGCCTGGTTCGTTCCGCCAGTGCCCCCCTTATTCACCGGCAACACGTTCTCGGTCGAGACCGCGCCCAACCCAGCCAGCGTGGAGCCCCAGGTGTTGGCGATATCGTTGAACTTGTCGGCCAGGGTCTTGGTGTAACCTTGCACCGGCGCGATCGCATAGGTCCCGCTGGCTACCGTTACCCCTTTGTATGCCGGCAAGATGCTCAGCACCGTAGCGCTGGCAATGTTGGTTACCTCATACCAGTTGCCGTCGGGGCCCAGCAGAGCATCGCCCACCCGGGCGTTTGCGGAAAAGTTGGTGCCGGTACCGGTCACCGTTGTTTGGCCAGCCGTAATCGCGACCGTGCCTGTCCTGTACCAGGGCATAGGATGCTCCGATTAGTTGAATGGGAATGGGAGGTCGTCCGTCTTGATGACGAGTGCCTGTGGGTATCGATCGGTGGGGATGTCGAAGTAGTTGCCGGCCCCAGTCGTGCTGTACAGCATTGTCGTGCGGGCGGCATCGCAGGCCATGAAGTAAATCCCGCCAGTGGCGCCATAGCCGCCATCCATGTGCGCTTGCATGGCCCCACCTGCCAGGAACGGACTGCCGGGCGTTCCGGGCGATGACATATTGTCCATCATGCCCTGCCCAAACGACCTGGAGAACGTGGTGCTGACCGCAAACTCTCCCGGGCCAACAGCGATGAATACACGCGCTACGCAGTAGTAAATGCCGCTGTTGATGAAACGCGTCGCGACCTTGGTGGCCCCCTCGAAAGGCACGCCGTAGAGCTTAATGCCGTTCCAGATAGTGGGCGCTGGCGGCGGCGGTGCGCTGATCGTGTCCACGATGTTTAGCGGGTACTGCAAGGAGTTGAAGGTCAGCGCACCCGATTCGTCATAGCACTTCAAGCCCGCGCCGTTCAACGTGTTGCGCATGGTGTCGAAGTAATAGAACTTCGTAGAAGGGCTGGCTCCGATAAAGTAGAACGTCGTGGTATAACCCGACTTTGAGGATCCGCAAGAGATCCCCGACCCCGTGATGAACACCATTGGCGCCACGGCCCCCGTCACGCTAAAGCCGTGGATTGCATCCGCCTCCGATGTCTCGGCATAACTGCTCCCTTCATTCGGCGGAAGCTGGGCCGAGCGATGGTAGAGGCGCGGCCAGCTGAGCTGATACGACAGGTAGCCGCTCTTCAGTAGCCCATACGTGACCTTTTCCGTATCGAACAGGAGCTGCCCGTTCTCCTTGTAAACTTTCAGGCCTGCTGACATCAGTAATACCCATAGTGAATGCGGCAGTTGAGCGAGTAGAAGCCCCATCCACCGGCGTAGGAGTACTGCCAGGACAGGGTGGCGGCGGAGGCCCCCACGGTCAGGGTCACCCCCGGTCGCTTGCCGAGGTACTTGTTCTGGGCGGAAAGCTCGGTAATGGCGTAGAACAGCGTCTTTCCTGCGGGTGCCAGGGGAATCGAGAGCGACCCGTTGGCCGCTCCCGTGTCCACGTACCCCATCATCTGGCTGATCGAACTGGTCATATCCAGCAGCGCCAGGCCGCTCGGGTCATAGACCTTCAGACCTGCCGTCATACGTTCACTCCCAAGTCGATCGCCAGGCCGCCGTTGGCGTGGTAGATGCGCAGGCGCTGGTTGTTGATCAGCAAGCGCCCCTGCCCTGCCACCATGCCGTTGATCTCGAACGTCCCACTCTTGTTCAGGATCCAGCCTTGCTGGCCCGCCACGTAGTTGGTCGAGCTGATGTAGCTGCCAATCTTGGCGTTCGTGATGGTGCCGTCTTGGATGAAGGCCTCATTCATGAACACCTGCCCACCCTGCACTGCGAACGGCGAGGAAAGCGTGCCGTTGATACCATTGACCACCGCGAAGAGGTCGGCCGACACCAGGAACTTGCTCTGCAATCCGGCCGGGCCGTTCTCGATGCCAAGGCCGATGCCGGCGGCAACGTACTGGCCTTGGGCGTTGACCTGCATCTTGACCGACCACATCGTGCTGGCTTTGTTGTCGAGGGCGGCCAAAGCCTGGCTGGTGACCTGCACCGCAGCGCTGGTCTTCTGGACTTCGGTATTGGTTTTCCCAATCTCGCCGTTGGCCTTGTCCAGCCCGGAGTTGAACGACACCTCCAGCGTCTCGGTCTTCTTCGCCTGGGCATCGATCGCGGTGGCCCGCGTCTTCGATTCCTCGGCTATCTTGGCCGTGCTTTCCCAGCCCTTAAGGGCAGCAGCCAGCTCACCCTCGGCATTGTCGTCCCGCCCAGCCGTGTACACCGCCTCAATATTGGTGCGCATCGAGGCAACCGCCTGATTGGTGTCTGCCTGGGCCTGCTCCACGGTCTGGATCTTGCTGGCGTTCTCGTCCACCTGCGCGCTGACGGTTTCGACCAACAGGCCCAACGCCTCGACCGCATTAGCCCGAACGGTGGCCTCGTTCTCGACAGCCGCCTCCCGCGCCTGACGCTCGCCTGTCACCGCGCTGTCCCGGTCAAGCTTTTCCTGGTCGAGTGCCTGATTAGCGGCATCGACCCGTGCATTGACCGATTGGAGGCGCGAGGCCGTCGAGCTTTCGTTGTCGGTAACCGTGCTCTCTAGCTGCGTAATGCTCGCGGTGTTGCCGGCCACTTTGGTATTGACCTCGTTGAGTCGGCTGGCCGTCGCGTTCTCGTTGGTGACTACCGTGCGCTCCAAAGACCGGACGTTTGCGATGTTGTCATCCACGCGAGACTCCACCACCACCAGCCTGGTGGCCATGGCCTCGTTCTGGGTTGCGCGCGTGCGCGTCTCTTCCGAGACCTTGGCCAGGGTGTCCCAACCCCGCAATGCATCGTTGAGGGCGCCTTCGCCGTTGTCGTCGCGGTAGGCCGACTGCACAGCCTGGAGCATGGCGGCGCTTACCGTGACCTTCCCATCAACTGTGGCGATGTCGGTGGTGTTCTTGGCCACCGCCTGCGCCAGGCCATTTGCCGTCGAGGCAATGCTGCCGATATCGACCCAGTAAGTCGGGTTCGGCGGGGCGTTGCTGCCATTGGCCGCCGCCGGTACCGGCGCAATGGCCATGTACAGGCGATGTCCGCTGCGCACGGCATCGTCCTTGGCGTAGGCGTTGGTGGCCACGTACTCGAGCGGGTCGGTCAAGTCAGTGATCAGGTCCTCCAGCTCCTGCTTGGCCGCCTCGATACGGCCATTCACCGACTCCGGGCCTTCGCCGGAAATCTTCTCGATTTCGCTCAGCAGATTCTGCCCAAGCTCACTTTCGGTGATCTGGCCACTGATCAGCTCAAGCACCGGGCTGGCATCCGCCCCAGACTGGCCAAGCACGCCATTGCCAGTCGGGTACATTGGGCCGATATTGCCGGTTCGGTCCACCAGGCGCGCCCAGAAGAAGAACGACACACCGGCCTTCAGGCCTTGCATTACGTGCTCGGTCTGCGGGTAGGCCAGATCGGCGAGCTTCGTCGCAGCATCCAAGCTGTTCGTTGGGCCGTACCAGATCTCTGTCCGCTGGGTGTCCTCGGCGCCTGGTGGGATTCCCCATTTCAGCGATATCCCGAAGATCAGCGGATCGGCCGCCAAGTAAGTGACCGCCGGCGGCAACCCCTCCTTGCCCTTCAGCTCAGTGAGCGTCGAGTCCCGCCAGGTCGACGTTATGTCGAACGAGCTGACGGCGCGCACTCTGGCCAGGTAAGCGCCAGCGTAGATCCCAACAACGTCGATTGAGGTTGCACCGGTACGCTGCAGGCGAATCCAGTTGCCGTTGTCCTTGCGCCATTCCACGTCGTAAGCGACCGCCCCCTGGACGGCCGGCCAGCTGATGGTCATGGTGCTGACAGCAATCCCCTGATCCACGGCGTAGGCCGAGGTCAGCGAAACGCTGGCCGGCGGCGGTACGGTAGTGACCGGAATGACGCTGATAGGGCGCTCGTCCAGCTTGGCGCCGGTGTCGATTGCTGCGAACTTGCTTGGGTTGAACTCGAGCGCAGTGATCTCGTACTCGCCTTCCTGGGTGCGGGTGGTCTTCAGCACGCGGAACAGCTGCACCGCCAGGTCTTCGTAGTCGATTGCCCACTGCAGTTCAGGCTCTGGCTGCACGCTGTAATCAGTCGTCACCGTCACCGCCCGCCCGGCCACGGACTGCACAGTTCGCGCCTGGGCGGTGCCGTTGGGCAGGTTCACGATCAAGCGGTCACCTGCCTTGATCGGCGTGTCGCGGTCGAGGGTGACCACACGGCCGGCGGCGGACGAGATCCGGCCACCGTTCGGGCGGCCGGCTACTAGCTCATCCGCCACAGGGATGACGTAGCCAGGCAGCGGGATGCGGCCTTCCATGCCGGTCTTGAAGGTGACGGTGCGATCCTGGCTGTTGCTCAGCAGCGCCCACTTCCCCCGGCGCTGGGCTTCGGATGCGCGCGTGCAGCCGATGGCCGAGATCTCGATTGGCCGGTCGCGGTACCGGCGCTGCAGCGCCAGGTCGGTTACCGGGATCACATCGGTGTCGTAGTTGTTGGCAGGGTTGTCGTAGCTGACCAGCGCACGGCTGTAGTGGGTGTTTCGCTCGGCACCGCCATACACGAACTCGCCGTCGATGACGTTGGATCGGGTGAACACGTAGTCGATGTCCTGTGCTCGCGGCATGTCCGCCTGCATGAACAGCGAGCCGTGGGCCCAGTACACCATGCCGCGGTAGATAGCCGACAGGTCGCGCAGCAGCGTCCAGGCCTCGGCTCGGCCCTGCAGGTTCATGTCGCACAGAAAACGAGGCTCCTGACCACCCTGCCCGTTCGGCACCAGCTGGTCGCAGTACTGAGCGATGCGGTACATCTCCCACTTGTCGACCATCCACGACTTGATGCGCTTGCCCAAGCCGAAGCGATCCTCGACGCACAGGCCGTAGGTCACAAATGCGGGATTGTTGGTCCAGACCTGCTTGAAGGTGCCATCCCACACGCCGGTGTAGGTGCGGGCCATTGGATCATAGTTGGTCGGAACGGGCCAGCGCTTGGCCTTGCACTTCACCGTGACAGCCGGAATGTTCTGGAACTGCTGCGCATCGAATTCGATGTACAGCAGCGCCGTGTTTGGGTAACGCAGCTTCTCGTCGATGATCTCGGTGTAACCAGCGATGGTCATCGTGTCCGCCACGGTACCGCTGTTGGCGTTCGGGGTAATACGTCGAACGCGCATCATCCAGCCCGATGTTGCCGCCGGCAGGTTTACCCGCACCGAGCGCTGGTAGCCGTTGGTGGTCTTGCCGTCCACCGCACCCAGGTGAGCCTCGACATATGCACCGCCATCGGTGGCGATATCGATGGCGTACTCGATGCGATAACCGTTGGTATTGCCGTTGCTGTCCTGCTTGGCCAGGCGCGGCCAGGACATGCGTACGCGCACGGCGGAAAGCTGCGTATTGCTCAATGCGCGGGTAAACGGGTTGTCACTGCGCAGTTCGACGTTGACAGTGGTCTCGTTCTCTACCGACGGGATGCCCTGGATGTAGTCCTGCTCGATAGTGCCTCGGCGCCACTCCCACTTCACGCCCGGGAAGTTCACGTTGCCGCTGGCGTCCATGATCGGCGTGTTGTCGAGGTAGATATCGCGGCTGGTGGGCGTGCCGTCAAATTCACCCTCGCCTACGGCCAGCAAAATGCTAGCGATGTTGGTCGACTGCAGGCTGTCCGGTGCCTCAACAGGCGTCTTCGGCTTGCTACTGCCGCCTTTCGCGCCAGCGACTTCCAAGTGCTCTGCTACGCCCATACTTTTCTCCAGGCAAAAAGAAACCGCCCGGAGGCGGCTTGTTGGTTGCGATGACTCTACGTCTTGTCTTCTGCGCGAATCGAGGCGGAGATAACTGCACCGCCCCATCGACGCTCGCCGATACAGATCGGGACAGGGTTGCCGCTGGCTGTGGTGTTCTTGGCGCTGCCAAAGGCGTAACTGGGCAGGTTCTCGGGTGCGGCGCTTTGCGACAAACCCTTCGCTTGAGGGCTGAGCATCTGGATGACGCCGCCGGCAACCATTGCCACACCTACGGGAAGAAGGGCCTGGAACCCAGGAATGGGTATGAAAGAAGCGGCTATTAATATCGCACCGATAACTGTCTGGAGCACCCCGCCACGCTTACTACCAGCAATAACCGGAACAATTTTCACCACTTTGGTGCCACCACGACCAAATTCAGTTTCGCCAACGTTTTTACCGTTTCGGTAGATTGCGAAGTTCATTCCCAAGCGAGACAGACGGTCAACCTCCTCCTTGAAGCCTGGTAGCGTGATTGTCAGCGCTTTCAGTAGCTCACGCACGCTGCCAGTATCCAGAAGCCGTCGATGCTGTCGTCCAAGCGCTTTGCGCAAGGTGCCTGAAAACTCGATAACTGTCATTTCTTGAGCCATACATTTCTCCAGACGAAAAAAAGCCGCCAGGTGGCGGCTATTTGCTTGAAGTAACTGTTAAAGACAGCTGTTCACGGACGAAATAATTTTTGACCTGCCAATGGTTATGCCTGGCATCCGCTGATATAGCCGAACATCGCTGCCGCGGGTCGTTTTGTTGATTTCTAACACCTCGTTGGTCTGACCAATCGACTCAGCCGAGGAAATTAATCGGTAGCCCGTCAGGGTCTCATTCATGGTCGCGCCCGCTTGATGCTCTTGCCAGACGGGCAGAACGCACAGTGCGTATGCCTTCGGTGATTTCGAGGTCTCGGCAACGATCGTTGGATCGCTCTTGAGTAAGTCACCAGGGGTTGTACACCCCGCCAGCAGTGCCAGCCCCACCGCTCCGATCAGAATTCGCATGTGATCCCTCCTTTTTGATGCGGGCAATCTACCACCATCAACAGGAAGCGCCAAAACCCGGGCTATCGCATCCCAAAGGAATATTGGATGGCTATCACTGAAATCGGCTGCATGGCCCGTGCTCGCCGCAAGTTCTTCGACCTGCTTGTGGCGAACATGTGTTCGTCGGACGCTTATCAAGTTCCCGCTATGGGGTAGTGTTCAATGCGGCACTCATGGGGATGGCCATCGCCTTTACACATCCCATCCAGATATCGGTAGTTTATGTGCATCAACTGGCCTTTTTGGGGCCACTGCCTGCGTGGGAGCGTGCTTTGGTAATCAGCAGTTTCCGGTACGAATGTGATAGTCGCCCCCTTTTCCGGGCATTCTGCCGTGGTCGATGCCGGGCTTACCTTCACGACCTGGGCCTGTAGCTTTGGATAGGGAAGCTTCAACACATCAGTGATCTGTAGCTCCATACGGCAAATTTGCCACGTCGATGCTTGTACTGGCTGGCACATTACGAAGAAGGGAAAGGCAAATAGGGCGTAGCGAGTTGCACGGTAGTCCATTATTGGCCCTGCCTTGAATATTGAGATCCGAGGCATTATCAGTCGTGGACTCACCGAATCATAGGGCGATCCTGTCTCGCGCGCATTCAGCCAAGTCGATGCGCGGCCAAGCCGCTTCATTTTGCGTCCTGATGACGCAATACAAGGCGCATCCGGTCGAGCCAGGGCCCGCCGAACACGATGATTTCCGATGGCCGCCCCAGCAAGTGGTGCAGCATGAACGGCCCTGACCCGAAAACCTGAGCCGCTTCCTCGGGCAGTCGCGCGTCACCACCCAGGTAGATGCCGGCGTGGTTCGGATGAGCCGTGCGACCCACGGCCATGACGATCATGTCGCCGCGTTGGGGCTGGCTGACCTGGTAGAAGCCGGCTGCCTCATAAGCCTGCTCGTAGAGACTCGGTCCGTCTGCCTGCTCCCACCAGCCCTCTTCACGGCTATAGGCCGGGAAATCCAGGCCCCACTCCCGTTTGTACCAGTCGGCGCAGACCTGCCAGCAATCCCACGCGCCGTGCACGAACGGTCGACCCAGCAGCGGCGTGTGGCCAGTTGGGGTGATGGTCCGCAAATCGCCCTCCGGCCACGACAGGATGTACCAAG